TGACCGCAAGCAACCCGACTGCCGGTGAAAACTCTACGAGAAGGTCAGTCATACATCCTCTCCAATTCTAAGTTTCACTTCTTCAGCCATCGCTGCCCACATTAGTATTTCCCGAATCTCAGCACCCTCCGCATTGTTTTGCTCAGGCCAGCAATTCAGCCCGCGTTTGAGACAATCAATAACTGCTTGAGTTAATTCAACTTTCATTTATTCTCCCTTACCAATTTGTTAAACATCTTTCGCGCAGCAGTAGCAGGATACGCAGCGGCCCGCGTAGCAGCTCGCGCAGCAGCGAACGCAGCCTCCCACTCGGCATCCCGCGCAGCAGCAGCCCAAGCAGCCTCCCGCGCAGCAGACCCAGCAGAAACCCTTGCAGCGGCCAACGCAACAGCCCACTCAGAAGACCACTCAGCATAATTCACAGCAGCCCTTGCAACAGACCCAGCAGCTTTGCGTATTGACTCATCTCCCGTCATCAAGTAATCAAATACCACATCGTCTTTGTCATTGGGATACAGATGGATTACCGATAACGCCTGCATCCTCGCAAAATATCGCAGTAAGTCTGTCGCATCAAACTGATAGACTGTGCGACGATAGTGCGAGCATCCCTTATCTTCCTGCTCTAAAAAGTCTCCCTTAATTTCAACACGACGAAGGGTGGCACCGGGTGCGTCTTGCAGGGCGTCAAATGGGTCACGAGACCAGTGTAAGCCTGATTTGCACATTTCAAGTTTTCCCTCGTAGTGTTCCCACACCCCGACCTCCGGCAGCGGCGAGCCGTCACGCAATTTTTCGCCTGTAAAGTGCCACGCAAATGTTTTCATTTATCCTCCTTTCTCGCCAAATCAATGCCTATCAATTCGCTAAACATCTTTCGCGCAGCAGAATCCGCAGCAGACCACCTAGCAGACCACGAGGGAGACCCCGCAGGAGACCGCGCGGCAGACCCCGCAGCAGACCATGCAGCAGACTCCGCAGCGGACCGCGCGGCAGACTCCGCTGCAGACTCCGCAGCAGACCGAGCGGCTGACCACGCTGCCGACTGCGCTGCAGCCCGCGCAGCATACCGCGCTGCAGACTCCGCAGCAGACCGAGCGCCGTCGCGTATTGACTCATCTCCCGTCATCAAATAATCAAATACAACATTATCTGTGCCGTTTGGGTATAAGTGGACAACAGATAGAGCCTGCACCCTCGCAAAATATCGCAGTAAGTCTGTGGCATCAGTCTGATAGACTGCGCGGCGATAGTGCGAACAACCTTTATCTGAGTCCTCTAAAAAGTCTCCCTTGATTTCAACACGCCGAAGATTCGCGCCTGGTGCGTGTTGCAATGCGTCGAATGGGTCACGCGACCAGTGTAAACCTGATTTGCATAATTCTAGTTTCCCCTCGTAATGCTCCCACTTGCCAACCTCCGGCAGCGGCGAGCCGTCACGCAGTTTGTCAGATGTGAAGTGCCAAGCAAAAAATGTTTTCATTTTGTTGCCTTCCTTAACTTGATAAAAACTTTCCGTTTGTAATCACGTTGCCGCCGTATGAGTTCAAGCCGCTGGCCGCACACGCCCGTAGCCATTGCTTTGTCCAACCTGCGTTGGAATATCTTTAGGTCATGTTCCACTTCTTGCAAATACGTCATCCCGGTTTCCGACACTTCTTCTGCTGGAACCCAAAACGATATTTTCCTCGCTCCGCGCACTACGTGAATTTGCGGCAGCAACGCGTCCATAAAATTATTCATTAAACAACTCCTTCAAAATTGTCGAACGTGTCGGGTCGCGTAATTTTCGCAAAGCCTTCAACTCAATTTGTCTCGACCGCTCTCTAGTCACACCATGAATTTTGCTAACTTCTTCGTAGGTAGAATCATTGCTAAATCTTTCGTGCAGCACTTCTTTTTCGCGTGGTTTAAGTGTGCCCAAAACCTCATTCACTATTGCCGATGTCTCTGCCGCCAGCAGTGAGTCCTCTGGAGACGGAAGGAGGTCGGTTCTGTCTTTCTGCTCTAGCAAATGCTGCACGAGGTTTGCATCTATAGCCCTCTCACCGCTATTGGTTTTGAGCTTGATAGTCAACTGTTGCTCTGTCCACAAATCCGTAGGTGCCGCGCCTAACACTTCCATCACCAATTTTGCATTCTGCGAAAACTCTCCGCTTTGCAGAATCGGCGCGTCTCGCATGGCGACAAGATTATTTATTCTGCCCATTCCCAAGCCGCAAGCCCGCTCAAACTCGGCAACCGAAACGTAACCTTGTGCCTCGATTGCTGAAAGCAACAGGTTGTTCCTGACGCTGACCTTGAGTCGAAACTCTTTCATTTTCTCCGGTTCCACTTTTCGATGGCCATTTCGACAGACTGGGTTCCGTCCTGGTGCGGGCCGATCGCCATGCACTCAGGGCAGCAGATCGCAATGATGCCGATCTCTATCTCGTCAACCTCGATGTCGTCGTGCCCGCAAAACGGGCAAGGATCAATCGACGGTTTCTGACTCCGTTCTTCAGCGCGGTTGGCAAGATAATCCTCGCGCTCCGTATATTCGCGGTCCAGCTCGTTAAATGCGTTTCTGCTCATTTTTTGACTCCTCAAAATGCTATTTCGTCATCAATATCAGCAAATGTTTTAAGCTCTTTTTTATGCTCGGTTTTTTGCTCTACTGGTTGCGATGCCTTTGCCAATTCCAAAACTTTTACTTGAAACGCAGAGTTGATGTAGGCGTGGTTCCAGTATTTGCCAGTTGCCGCATTCTTCGTGCTGGGCATGGAGACAAACTCGCCCTTTTGCGACTGCTGAATCCTGCAACCTTTTAACTCCAGAAACGCATCTTTGCCTTCCGACGAATGCAGAAGAATGTTAAAGCTCTTGTCGTGCCAAACGATTGAAATGTGCATTATTTAACCTTTTTGAGTTGAGATAACATTTTGTCCACGGTGTCCAAAAAGGCGACAACCGCAGTTTCCAGTTCAAGAATACGCGCTGGATCGCGTTTAAAACGAACAACAAACAATTGTAAATGTTCAGGCAGGTCAGGACGGAAACTGACGAAATCGCACCAGTCCCTGCCAGTTACCGCCATTTGCCACATCATCTGGTTCTTGTATCCTGACGGGACTACTCCGGCAATCTGGTAAGCCAAGTGCGTTGCAACCTTCGGACACTTGATCTCTACCAGCCCAGAATTGCCCACCAGACCGTCAGGACTCGCGCCAGCGCGGTCAATGGTCTCGTGGATACATAACCCTACCTCGTCCACTGAAAACCCCGTCTCGGCCTCATACGCTGATCTAGCGAGGGGTTCGGTTTCGGTGCCATATTGCATGTGGACATTCGTATAGTCCGATCCCTGCGGCTTGCCGGTGAGAATCTCCGCAACAAGCTGTGCTTGGTAGTCTCTGAAACCCGCCGTTTCCGGCTTCATCAGCACAGCAGAAATCATGCTGGCCGTAACCTTACCGGCTCTGGCAGACAACCATTCCGGCGTTCCTTGCACTGCATCAATGATTTTCATACAGTCAGCTCGGTTTTGCGCTTGTTTTTAGCGTTGGTGAGTGTTGCCATTGCCATCGAATCCTGCCCCGTCTGAGCCGATTTGTAGGCGGTTTTGAAGGCTGTTTGAAGGTCATCAAGAGTTGCTGCGGCGTGAAATGCGCTGATGTGATCTGTGCAATCCATCGTCGCTTTGGGTTTTGCAAAACTGGCTGCGTTGCCATCGTCGTCCTCCGGTGCCACTCCGACCGCGGCGCTCAAGCTGTAGCGTCGAGCATAGGTAAGTGCCGATCCGTATCCCTGCGCGTCTACTTTGCTCACCGGCAGAGACAGGATACCGCAGGAAATCCACTCACCGGATGAATGCAAGAGCGTGGTTTCTACCCGCACCTCGTCTTTGTCGCTTGGTTCGACGGTCTGGATGTAGCTCAGGCCGTTGGCGCTAAACGCGGCTCGGATGGCCTCGACGACGCTGGCAAGGTCAGCGTAGCGACTTTTGAAAAACGGGTTTGCAGAGTCTTTAAGTGCGCCTTTCATAGCTCCCTGCGCTTTTGCCAGTGCTGCCGCCAGCCCTGCAATGCTTTCGCTTTTGTTCATTTGTTACCCCATATTAGAATTGAAAAACATATCACTGCGCCAACGACGCAAGCGTAAAAACAAACTTCAGAGATGCTCATTCTTCCTCCGCATATTCGGCGGCAAGGTCTGCGACAATGTCCGAGTCTTTAAAGTGCTTTTCTAGCATTTCTTTTATTGTTTCCTGCTCGCGCTGGATGCGGTCTGATACATCTCTTTTAGTAACGCAGCCAATATACATTTCAAGAAAATAACTAGGGTCGCGTTCTTCCAGCAGGAAATCGTAAAGATCAAACTCTGATTTTTTGAATTTTCCTTTGACCGGTTGCGGCCACATTCCGCAGTCCATTACGGTTTCCACCACGCCTTCCAGCGCCAGCTCGTGATGCCGAGCCGTTGGTTTTGCGCCGACAGAGTAGCCTTGCAGTGGCCCGCAGATCGGGCAGTCGGTGGCTCCGCACATGCAAGGTTCGTTCATTTCACACCCCATACTGTGCGTTGTAGCGCCTCGATCTTGCCGGTCATCTTGTCTAGCTTTTTCCAAATCCCCAGCGACCGAGGCTGTTCTTGAGCAATCCGCGCAGCTTCAAGCATTGCGTTTTTTGCCTTTGCTACAGACTCGCTTATTCTCAACTGCGCGTTTGCGTTCATGCTGCCACCGCCAGCTCAACAACCGCTTGCACCGAGAACTGGGCGGTGAATTTCGACACCGAAATGTCACGTTGGGCGGGTGTCAGACTCAATTGATCTTTGTCTGCGTTTCCCCACGTTTCTGTTTTTGTTGCAGAAATCAAAAACCAGTCTGATGCTCCGCGCTCGATTGTGTAAGTGTTGACATGGCGAGAATATCGATAAGCACTCGGCACATCACCACCGGACATGCCAGAAGCCCGCGCACCGCTACGATCTTTTTTGGCAATGCCGAATTTCTCCAGTTTCATTTCCATTAACTCAGCAAGCTCAAACACATGTTTGTCGTTTGCTGTGTGCGCCAACGATTTGCCGTTGATTTCTCCAAGCAAGATGTTGATGGCGCGGCGGTTTGCTTCTACGATTTTGATTTTCATTTTGTTGCTCCTATTTGTTGCCAGACGCGCTCTGGCGGCGTATTCCGAAGCCCCCGCGTTGACAGGGGCAGGGGAATCAGGTCGGCTTAACAATTATTCCTTTTTCCAAAAGCGCGCACCTTATTTTGTCCAAATCAGGCGCGCTTTGAACAAAGATTTCGCGGCAATTGATTATGTCAACGACCGGAGTCATTTTTAATTCGTCCAAAACTGCACGACCATCAGCGCCTACGTTTCCGTGCACAACAACCCTGACACCTTGTTGTGTTTTGTAAATTTCTAATTTTCCTATTTGCATTTTGCGTCTCCTGGTTGATAGTGCGTTTGCAAGCTCTGATGTAAAAGATTATAATGCGTTCATAAACATTTGCAACATTTATTTGCAAATAATTAAGATATATTTATTCCTCAACATAATCAAAGGGTTACATATGAAAACTAACGACGTTCTAACGCATTTCGGCGGGAAACGAGCGACAGCGGAGGCTTTAGGGCTATCAACTCAGGCGGTGCAGGCGTGGAAAACAGTGATCCCGCAGAAACAGGCGTGGCGCATCGACAGGCTCACTAACGGGGCGCTGAAAATCGACGAGGCACTATATGCAACAGGTCGTGACAAATCAGTTGTCACGTGACTTGTCATGCAAAAAACAATGATGCACCACAAAGCCAAAATACCATTCCGCATAGTGCAGGAAGCTCGGCACCAGCGGCAACGGTTCGGCAAGCCGTACAGCGTTATTGCTTTAATGTTTGGCGTATCGAAATGGACGGTAAGAGACTGGGTAGATTACAGAACTAGAGTGATTCAATAATGGACTGCCTCGGCTGTAACATGATCGAAACCTCACCTGTAACCTTGCGCGACGGTCGCATTGTCTGCT